AAATTTCTAAAGCATTTAATAATGCAGCAGCAGATATAATTGCTGTACCATGTTGGTCATCGTGCATTACAGGTATATCTAGCTCTTCTTTAAGCCTTCTTTCTATTTCAAAAGCTTCAGGAGCTTTAATGTCTTCGAGGTTAATTCCTCCAAACGTTGGCGCAATATTCTTAACTGTTTGAATGAACTCTTCTACATTTTCGGTATCAACCTCAATATCAAACACGTCAATATCTGCAAAGATTTTAAATAATAAACCTTTGCCTTCCATAACAGGTTTAGATGCCTCAGGTCCAATATTACCTAATCCTAAAACTGCTGTTCCATTTGATATTACTGCTACTAGATTACCTTTTGCTGTATATTTATATGCATTTGATGCATCTTTTTCTATTTCTAAACAAGGTTCGGCTACTCCAGGAGAATATGCTAAAGATAAATCTCTTTGGGTTGCATACTTCTTTGTAGGTACAACCTTAATTTTTCCTGGTGTTGGTTTTGCGTGATAAACAAGAGCCTCTCTACGCTTACTTTGCTTACTCATAATTTTTTGAGTTAAAATGAATTTACAAAGGTAATAGGTTGAAGCGAATAGCGAAATTTTATAGCTATTCTTTTAAAAAATCAATGTTTCTTGTGAGTCCAGAAAACTTAGTTCTTTTTACTGCAGACTTTTTAAATATTTTGCTAACAACCTCTTGAGTAATCTCTTCCCAATCTTTTTTTGTCATTGAAAGTAATTCTGGGTGCGGATTAAATAAAGGTTCGTTATGTGGTTTTGAAAAACGATTTCATGGACATACATCTTTACATACATAACACATATTAATATACATAAATGCATACATTTATTTTAATATGCATACATCGCCTGCAAGCATCATGCTTCAATTTGAATTTCGTGTCATCCATAGTTAGTTAGTAGTTAGCAGTTAGTGGTTAGTGGTTCTTGGTTAGTGGGTAGTGGTTCTTGGTTAGTGGGTAGTAGTTAGTAGTTAGCAGTTAGGAATTGGAAGTTAGCACAGAGGAAAAAATCTGTATCTGATTTAAAAGAAAATAAAGGCGGAAATAGCAAAGAGTTGATTGTTAGAGAAACAAAGACAACATTCTGAATGGTTAATACTGACCATTTTTTGAGAGTTAAATCACAATAAGTACATTACTACAGTTTGCAAAAATAAAAGTAGTTTACATAAAAAGTACAAACTATTATATTTAGTGCAAACCGCTAAAGATGGAGATACGAAATGTCACAAACACTTTCCGAGCAGATGCAGGCGTGCATCGACTCATTCAACGACTGGTCAAGAGCAAGAGCCAAGAAGAAGTTTGGTGATGACTCGCCACAAGCCAGAGTTCTAAATCGTCGTTTTGGTATAAATGAAGCTGCAGACATGATTGGTGTTACAAGCGAAGCTATCCGCAAGGCCGAGAAAGAAGGTCGCCTGCCGCAACCGGAATACAAGGAATCCAACTCACCTCGCCCAATCAGATTGGGTTACACGCTGGGCCAAATAGACCACATGCGTGATGTATTTAAAAAGCAACCTTACCAGCTAATGGAAACCTACCCAGTCACGGTATCCGTTCCTGGTGGCAAAGGTGGTTGTTGGAAAACTTCGACAGCTGTTCATCTGGCACAATGGTTATCACTAAAAGGCTATCGCGTTCTGTTCGTTGACATTGACCCACAAGCGCATGGTTCGATGTACTTTGGATACCATCCAGAGCTGAATACCGATATAAACGACACAGTGTTGCCGTTCATGCTAGGCGAGAAAGACGACCTAACATACTGCATAAACGAAACCGCATGGCCAAAGCTAGAGATCATCGCAAGCAACCTGCAGCTGCAGCGTATCGAAAGCGAACTGCTTGATGCGGACATCGAATATCCAGCCGACCAAATGTTACGAGCCGGTCTAATGACTGTGCAAGATAGCTACGACGTTATCATCATTGATGGCCACCCTGACTTGGGTCTAGGCACAACCAACATGATCTGCGCAAGCGACGTGGTACTTATCGCAACATCTGCCGAGGTGAACGACATGAACTCGACTTGCCAGCTTATGGGGTTGATTCGAGATATATACCAGCCTAACGGTCCAGAGCAGCTAGACGAGCCATATGTGCGCGTATTACCGACCAAACTAGGTGCTGAACACAGCTCAAGCCTAAAGAACGTGCAGGACATGCACCGATTCTGGAGCGGAATGCCACTAAACAGCGGCGTTTACTTCACCGATGAAGTGGGGAAAGGTCAACGCAAGGGCGTCACTATCTACGAGCAAAATGGCGCATCTGAGCGAAGCTCTCCAGCGGCTTGGAAACGTGCAACGGCAATTTATGACGCACCATTCAATGAGATTCTAGACACTATCTTAAAACCGATGTGGGAGGCTGAATAACATGAAAAACGATCTCGATGTTGAAATAAAAGAGTCCAGCGTCTCAACGGCTCGAATCAGAGGTAAGCGCGACAAAAGCGCACCTGTAAAAGTATCTGAAAAGCTAGACGAACAGGTAGGAAACACACTCACGAAGCCTGTTAAGGGCATCGAAGTTACTTTTACGCTCAAGAAGATCCCTGCCAAAAAAGTCGACCTATCGACCATGGTTTGGCTAGAGAACGAGCGTGACCAAGAGCTACTAGATGAATTCGCTATTTCAGACATTTTGCCAACGTTTAAAGAGTATGGACAAGAGGTTCCTGCGTTTGGTCGTGAAGAGTGCGGTGTTATTCAGGTAGCTGATGGTAGCCGACGTCGTTTTACTGCCATAACAGCAAAGAGTGACTTTTATATTTGGGTTGGCGACCTATCAGACGATCAGATGAATTACCTGAGCGAAGTCGGCAACAATTACCGACCAACATCAGCATATGAACAAGGTCAAAAGGCTTTACGTTTATTGAATAGTGGCAAAAGCCAAGAAGAAGCATCTGAGGCTGTAGGCAAAGTTCGTCGTGCAATGATGCGAGAAGTTTACACTGCAATGCTGCCTAAGCCGTTTATCAAAGCTTTACCTAGCCCTAACGACTTGAGCGCCAGACAGGGTGAAGCGCTATTCAAAGCATACAAAAAACTGGATGAACAGCAGCAGGATGGGTTAATCACTTTCTTTGAAGAGTGGTGTAAAGAGAAAGGAAAATACAACGCTGAGGAGCTGGTGGGATTCTTCATTAAGAAGTGTGGCATTAGCAAGCCTGAACCAGTGAAACCTCGTGAGCTAGCAATGGGGGCCACGGTCGCATTAAAGAATGGCAACGCTACGATCAATATTCCAAAGGTTTCAGATGACTCACTAAAGGCCATTGAAGACTTTATTTCCAAAACCCTATCGCAAGACGCGCTAGATAATTGTTAAAGGATCAAGTATGAAAGGCGTAAAACTTACCAAAGCACAAAACCAAGTGCTAGATAAAATGGCTAACCACCCTTGGCCAGCTCCACCAACTGCAGAGGAACTTGGTGCAAGTATCGTGACTATGCAGGCATTAAAAAGCAAAGGACTGATCAAAAACGTTCAAAGGTTTGGCGATGATGAAGTTCTAGGCAAGGAAAGACAAACTATTCGATGGGTATTTGCACCCATCAATACCAAACAATAAACCGCTAGGGAAAGAAATGTTTTAAACTTTAATGTCCAGCGACACCAATAAAAAAGCAAAAACCCACTGCGGGAACAGTGGGTTTGTGTGACACAACCAAAACCGCCAGGAGATGACTATGTCTAAAGAAGACTATACCTTTATTCGCTCGCAAAAACTAGCCGATTTAATCCACTTACCAGCTCACATGGTAATTGAGTGGCTAGAGAATCAACATCAAGGCATGGGTGAAGCTGTTGCCAAAGCTTGTTACCAAGAGTTAGCAAGAGGCTAATATGGATTCACTAAAAGAATTATGCTGGATAACCATTGTTACGCTTATAGTTTTAGCTATAACGCTATAAACGAAGGCACCATTACGGTGCCTTTCATTTATCCAGAGCTTTAGCAAGCTTTAGTAGGTACTGAAGGTGGATAGAGCGAACTTCTGGCGGCAACAATTTAGATACCGACGCAATATCTTTCGAAACGCTATAGTTCCCGTTCTGCAAAGCAATAGCGAGATCTAAGTGAGTAATGTCTAAGGCAAGCAAATACTTTTCCATCTGAGGAACCGTCATTGCCGTGACTCCAGATTCAAACCTTTCAATTGTTCTTAGCTTGATACCTGTATCCTGCGACATCTCGCGCTGTGTCTTTCCTGATAACTCTCTAAACCTCCGCAATACAGCTACGGTGGTTGAAATTTTCGCATACTCTACCGTCAAATGTGGCGTTATGTGACTCGAAAACCGCCAGATATGGCGTCCCGTGGGTAAACCGTGTCCTCTCTCAGTTTCATATCTAAGAATTATGGTTATGATGCCTGCCAATGACGTGCCAACAGAGTATGTCTATAAAAACAAATAGTTAGGCTTAATAATCAGTTTGTTATCATTGCTGCTCTCAAACTGAAAACCATTTTAGTAATAAAACGTTAGTTAGTGATAAATTTATGAATAATACTATTTTAGGAAGAACTAATCCAAAAGTTCAAATTACCCACCTCTTTTCTGTCCTCTATAGGCGATCAGCTGATATCAAATTCCATTTGATATAACAAGAATCGCAACACCAATCGGCTGCTCTCCATAACGCCGCATAAAAAGTCTACTGAGCATACTTAGGAAATAAAAAAGCTCTGGTAGGGTTACTTATACCTATAAAAATAAAGGACACAGAATGAATAAAGAGATCATCGGAAAAGCAAAGATGCTAATCATTTCACTTGAACCAGGAATGGTAATTGATGAAGAAACATCTGAGGTGGCAATCAAAACTCTCGAAGAGCTGATCAATATTGCAAGAAAGGAAAAGGGAGAAAACGTGATAAAGATGTGCAGCTAGTTAAACTGGTGGCGATTACTTTATCACGTTGTAATTAGACTGGAATCGTCGCTTTCACGCTGATTCGATAAGGAGCTTGAGCAGACCAACGAGCAGTGACCTGATCACATGAGTAAGTACCTTGCGAGTGCTCTGGCCATGTGGCATCTAATTGGATAAGACCCTCAGCAACAACGTGAGGGTCTCCTTCCAAGTCAATTCGTAGTGTTCGACCTTTACGGTCATTCTCTCTCAGTGCAGCTTCTGCTTCTGCTTCCGCTTCTGCTTTGCTTGAGTAAACGTTAGGAAGCTTTTTAAATGGCTTGCTACCTTTCGTCACCTCTTCTTCTACACCAGAGTTCAAATTTTGCCATCGAGCTATCACCCCTTTGAATCGAGTTCGACTAGGGTTGTCCGTTGAGGCATTAACAAAACCCGTTTCAGTAGGGATATTACGCTGAGGAACGGATACTTCTTTAACTGGAGCATCCTGCCCGGTTATTGTTTTCACTTTTCCACGTCGAGCTAGCACATATAGACCATCAACGGGCTTAGCAACCGCATCGTACTTTTTAGCTACACGCCTAAGAAACGCTGGGTCAGTTTCATCCGTCTGATTGATATGCTCAATGTTGATGCTATCTAGTGTAGGGTCGACCCGAGGTGAAAAGCCATGAGACTTAACAACCTCTCTGAATAAATCACCGAGTGAAATATTTTCCCAACTATTAGAGCGACGCTCTTTGATGCCTGTTTGGTCATCAGCCTTAAATGGGGCCGCGGTCGCAATGATCGTCACTTGAGCAGGAAAAAGCTGGGGGATAATTCGGGTGATAGTGAATAGCCCCTTATCCACCTCATCACCCAAATATCCCTCATACCATCGAATTTCAGCATCTTCTTTAGGAATACCATTAAGTTCTGCTGTGCTTACAACAATTTTTAAGGTATCTGATTTATTACCTGGTGCATCCTGCCTTTCGAAAGACATAATGTTTGCATTGATTATGCTTTCACCAGGTCCAGAAATATAACAGCTTGGCTTTAATCCCATATGTTCACCGCTTTAGCTGGCTTCTTCACAACTATATCCGGTAATAAAATCTCAACACCTGCAGGCAATGTTGCTTCAACACCAATGAGATCATGAAGATGAGGATTCAAGTCATAAACCTTATCCTCAGTTTCATCATCATCGAGGCTTAATTCTCGCCATGTAATGTCACTAACAGTATCACCATCAATAGAACGAACTAATTTACTCATCAGGTGATTCCTCTAGTGTTATGGTGAATGAAGCTACCTGAGCTAAACCATCACGACCAATTTTGGTTTGAGTTTCAGTGATTGATTCTATCGTCCAAAATCCCATATTAATTCCTTGAGCATTAGAAAGAACATGGGATTCAAAACGCATAGAACGCAGTTTATCTAAAGCTGCTTCCGCATCTTCACCAAACCACTTGCCTTTAATTGTAATGGTGTCCAACGGGATCTCTGAAAGATGTTTTTTAGCTTTCTTCCCGACTCTAGCTTGTTTCTTCCAACCAGAGGAACTGGTGCGAACCAGCTCCTCGTATTGGGTTTGTTTAGCAACCGTAAAAGGAAAATCACCAAGGATTAACTGTGGTGTCATGATACATCTCCCAATGTGGTACCTAACGCAACGTCATAATCTGGTGGGGCAACGTTAGCCACTGCCATTGCCGTTTTCTGAGCGACATCTTCACCCATTCGTTGGTCATATTCAGGGTTACCTGTCGGTTCAATCTTAACTTCAACGCTAATTTGTCGATTGTCTTGCTGGGTAGATGAAGCATTCGCTAGCTGAGTGAGTTGCTTTTGCTCATTACCAGACGCTGGAATGTCGGTTTTATCAGAGCCAAACCAACCACCAACTTTAGCTCCAACCCATTCACCTAAAGCACCACCACCAATGCCACCAATCATGCCGCCTATGGCAGTGCCAATACCTGGTAAAATCATGGAACCAAGGGCAGCACCTGCCATTGCTCCTCCAAGTCCACCAGTTACATCACCTGCAGCACTACCAACATCAGCAGTATCGCCATTCTTGATCGCGTCAACCAATCCTATAGAGCCAGCGACAACACTTAATGGTCGTACTAGCTTGCCAGCAAAGCTGCCTGCTTTGGCTAACATACCTGCTTTAGGGGCAAGTCCTGCAAGCCCACCAAATCCATCAATCAGATCACCGCCCATAGTTAGCGAGTCTGCCGCCATTGCTGCGCTAGGAGCCATGGTAAGAGCTGTAGCACCCGTCAAGAAACCAAGCCTACGAGCCCATTTATTACGCCCTAAGCGACGACCTGCTGACGCAACACGACCGCTTTTACCTGAGCGACGTCCACTATAACCACCAGCACCTGCTCCACCACCTAAGCCGCCTAATTTCCGATTAAGTCTATCAATCGAGCTAGACGCTCGGTCTGCTGCATTCTTGGTGCCTGACAGCGAACTAGTAAGCTTTTTCTCGCCTAAGAAGTCCTTTCCTGCACCTAATAGGTTTTTACCTAGCTTCCAGCCAATCATGGCGGTTTTAAGTGCAATGACACCACCTGTGACAGCCATGATGCCTGTCGCAACTTCTGGGTAAGCTTCTAAACCACTCGCAAGAGCATTCGCTACGGTAGTAACCATTGGTGCCGCGACTTCGATAATAGGAATGAATCCATTACCAAATGCAGTAACCAGACGATCAAGAGATGAAGTAGACTGATCCAGTAAATATTGTGAACTCTTTCTTCGCTTATCGAGTTCACCCTGCCAAGCACTAGCCGCTTTTGAGCTGCTACTAGCTCTTTCAAGCGTATTAATCAGCCCTTGCTCACCATGCATGGTGTTAACTAATTTACCGACCGCACCTTTCACTTCCTCGCCAAACAGCTGAGAAATAATGGCGCCTCGATCAACATCATCAGCATCTTCAATCGCCTTAAAGACTTCCAACAATGTTCCGGTTGCATCTTCCTGCATACCTGCTGCGACACTATTAGCATCCAACCCAAGCATGGCATAGGCTTCTTTCTGTGAACCTGTTGCAGCAAAACCTTTAGTTAATGCACCAGTGATGTTTTTAAGCGCTGTAGACGATACCTCTTCACTGCCTTCTACTGAGAAAAGAGAGCCTGCCAGAGCTGCCGCTTCAAACTCATTCAAGCCAGCCATCATTGCCGTTGAACCTTGACGAGCCAAAACTCCAGCGACGTCTTTTGCTTCGGTATTGGCTAAATTATCTGCCAGCAAGTTGGAAGTCTTAGCCAGACCTAAAGCTCTATCACCCTCTAAGCCCATTGTGGATTGAAAGCGAGCAAGAGTGTTTCCAGCTTCAGCCGCGGTAACATCAAATGCGATAGCCATTTCAGCCGCTTGAGCTGCAAATTTCAGTAGGTTCTCTTCACCTTTGATACCGGAACGGCCAGCAGAAGCCACAATTTCTGCCATGCCGATTTGATTCATCCCCGTGTTAACAGCGAGGGCTTTCATCTTTTGCTGGAACGCAGCCTCTTGCTCTGCGCTTTCAAAATCTACTACCTTACGCACATCAATAAATGCGCTTTGGTAATCAACAGCTCGTTTGCCTGCTGCCGCTAACGGTGCAGCAGCGACAATCGTACCTACCGCTTGGCCAGCTAACTCTCCACGTTCTGCAGAGCGTGCTTGTTTACGTGCCTGAATAGCATTCAGCTCTTTTAAAGATTGCTTTTGCTTATCAAGCGCAACCGTTGCCGACTTGGTTTGTCTTGCTAGGCGCAACTGTTCTGCACCTAACGCATCCACATTCAAACCAGCCGAGGACAGTTGCTTACGCAATAGACCGGCTTTCGCAGATTGGTCTGCGAACTGTTTAGAAACTTTATCGACTTGTCTGTCTGCACGACGCAGTTGATTATCAAGAGAACCAACTTGCTTAACCTGAGCAGCATAAGCCTTATCAAGCTGTCGAACCTGCTGTTCCGCTTGTCTTAGTTCAACTCTTTGAGCCTTGCTGACCTTTTCCGATTTTTCGGTTTCACTACGTAGGCCAGCCAACTTTACTCGAGCAGCTTCCAGCTCTTTCTCTTGACCTTTAAGAGCTGCTCGGTTTTGGTTTAACTCCTGAGACAAACCTGCACTGGCGACTTTTGCCGCCTGCATTTCACCTCGGGTTTTCTGCAAGTTGGTCTGCATCCCTTGATACTGACCAATTTGCTTTTGCTGAGATTCGAATTTCTTCAGCTCGTTATTCGCACTGGATGTATCAGTTTCCAGCTTGCGAATAGTTTTCCCTGCAGCCGCTAACGGGGCAGATAAACGGTTTACACCGTCTAAAATAATGCTGAACTTCTGCTTATTGTCTGCCATTACTTAATTCCAAGTTTTGCTTTTGCTAAGCGATAACGACGCAGGGCGTTTTCATTGATCCAGCCCAACATTTCTGATTCACTGGTGTTGTACACCAGTGGGATCAGGTCAATCATTCGCTCGATGTCGTTTGGCGAAAGTAATCCGCCGGACGTGACAAAAAATCGGTGAGCCTGTTTTGCAGGTAAGTCCAATCTGGTGTGGTGAGCTGGTAAATCTGGTCGTGCTTAAAGTCGGTACAACCAGCAGTAATAGTAAAGGTTCGCTCATCATCGGTTTTCTGAGCGTTCATCGCTTTGGTTAAACGACCAGTCGGATATTTCAGCGCGTAGCTATCACAGTTCTCAAGAGGCTGAAGCAAGCGAGGGTTCATATCATCACCCACTGTCCATGGTTCATCACCAATCTTGAGCTCGAGCAAACGAGCAACGGTCACTGAATCTTGAGTCGTGAAAATATGATTCCAATATTCAATGGTTGTGATGTCTGGTTGAGAGAGATCAAAGAAGTCTTTCTCATCAATACCTGTCATTTTGAAAGAACGAAGCTCTAATAGCTTTTCAGCATTTATTTTGACTTCGCCTTTTTCGTCTTTGATTGGGTTTCCCTGATCATCTTTCTCAGTGGCCAGTTCAACAAGTTGCGCGTCTTCTTCGTAACTAAGAGCGCGGATAACAACTTCGGTTTTACCCAAAGCAGGAACAAGAAGTGTGTGTGTCTTTTGAATTTTCATAGGGGCTTATCCAAAAAAACCCTCGCATCAAACGAGGGCTTGTGGGTTTAACTTTCAGTTTACGGCTGACCAGTGTTGCGACGATGATTCACCATCACATCACCATCACCAAGATCGTACTCGTCAGTAAGAGCATTACATTGGTACTCAATCTTGCCATTGACGATCTTTTCAGCTTCATCCAAAGCAGCAAAAACAAGCTCGCGAGATGACAATGCAGAATCACCACCTGTCGCTTTTGCACCTGTTTCAGCAGCCGATTTAAGAATGCCTTCCCAGTTGTGCTCTACTTTGTATTCCGTACCACGACCATCTTCCATTGAGTCAAGGATGTTAACTGGTACTTTCTGGCCTTTATGCAGACCTAGGTTAGCTACAAGCTCTGGTGTTGCACCTTTTAGCGTAAACTTGGCGTCGGTCATAGCTTCCATACCCACCCACACTTCACGCTTACCGAAACCACCACCTTCAATCGAAGCCATAACCTTTTCGATTTTAGGCTCTTGAAGCTCTGTGATTTCCAGCTTAACCGGAATACCATTAATCAGCGCAGTGCGCTGAAGCAGGACCATATGTTGATGCATTACAAGATACTCCCTAGAAATTCGTCAACAATGCCATCATCCTCGTCGAGGACATAAATCATGTGCTCGTTTGGAGAATAGCCAGCATATTGAATAGCAATCGCCCAGCGACCGCTCTTGTAGTTTTCAGTGCTGTTAAGAGTTGGGTGAAGAAAAACTTTACAACCCATCAGGGCTTCTTCAACAATCATGGAACTGAGCATGCTGTTTACCGACTTAACTTTTTGCTTCATAAAGCGTTCAGTTAAGTTTTTGGCCATGTCACGTTCTGAGGTAGCGGCGAGCTTACGAATGATCGCGTATTCCAGACCTTTCTTGTTAACAAAGTCACCGTGAATACAGCGGTTACCTTTGAGCTTATGGCCTTCGCTGGTATCAACAAATACAGACACACCATTCTTCATCAGCAAGTTTGCCTGAGAAGATTGGTCCATAATGTCGTAATCGACTTGACGCGATAGCGCTTGAATCAATACACCACCGTTAGAGGCAGGGCTTTCCCAAGGAAGAACACGACCAAAACAAGTTGCTGCCATGGTGGAGGCTGCAACAATCACATTGCTTGATTGTGCTTTGCTGTATACATGAGGCCAGTTATCAACGAGGTAATACGCCTCGTAGCCCGTATCTGGTGCGCCTAATGTGCCACGGAAAGTAATCGCTGCTTGGTCAGTGGTGTTTGGACCATCACCGACTGGAATAGCATACATACGCTTACCAATCGCAACCAACTCATCAGCAACCGGCTTATTTGTTGAGTAACCTGGTGCAAAGATATGAGTTGGCTTTTCAGTACATTCTGTCAGAGCATGAATACCCGTACGCTGACCATCTGCGTCTGTACCACCAATGATTGCGTTAATGGTGTCAGATTCTTGATCACCCTCTTCTTCAATCACCACATAAATAGGTACCTGACAAACCTTTAGAACTTGGTTACAGAAATCAACCAAAGTCCCTAGCTCGTCGCCTGTAGTATCAAGCATCGCTGCATCACGCATGTTAGCCACACGGAACGGCTTACTACGAGGAATACTCGCATCAGCGTTTGGAGCAGTACCCACTGCACCGAGAACCGTTTTACCTAACGGTCCATAAGGAGCTGGTGAACGTTGCGATCGAACTTCCGCACCGTTATGAACAAAATCTTGAATAGGGTCCATTATTTATCCTTTACCGCTTTAGTGGTGGATTTAACAGGCTCTACCTTTTTGATTGAGCCCAATGTTAGGTCACGTGCTTCGCGAGCGGTTAGCTCAACAGTTGCGCCTTCTTTCACCCAATGCTGAGTGCGAGGATGACGGAACCCAAACAGCACTTTGTGAGGCGTTGTTTTCTTCTGTTCCATAGGTTTTCCTAGTAAAAGAAAACCCAGCACAAAGCTGGGTCTGAGGTTTAAATAGATACAAAAAAACCCGCTGATTTGGCGGGCTTTAGCTAGTTGGTGGTGTTGGCCACGGGTTTTCTGTTTGGATTTTCTCTCGCTCTTGAACAGCCAAGTCCATCAAACGGGTATATTCGTCTTGGTCGCCCATGTGCTTTTTAATGTCAGCTTCTTCAATAAAAGGCCGAACGCGTTGGGTGTATTCAGATTGACGCTTATCATCAACGGCTTTGTATTGCTCTTGATAAACATCTTGTTCTGTTTTCAATCGCCATGCTGAACCATCTTTGATAAGCACATCAGAATAAGCGCACTCTATTTCCTGCCAAGTCTCATCATGTCGCTCGATATGCTTAACACCGACTGCATCGATATAAAATCGAGAATAATCCGCCGCATCAACGAGAACACCGTCAGCCACTCGAACTCGCTCTAATGACAATGCATTTATCAAAGCATCAGGCACGGTCAACAAGTTAGGCATTGAACCAGAAGCTAGATTGGGAATATCACTACCCGATTGAATTTGTACAGTTATCATGCTTTCACCTCTTGCCTAAATCGAACACCTAGCTGTCCCCCCTCCCAACTAGGATTACTATCGTTGGCTCTATATTTATGATGCACCATGTATCGATTGAGATTCACTAACAGAACATCAAAGGCAGTAACATTTTCACGGCTTGAGAAATTCCAATCCTCAAAAGCAGCCATTCCGTGAGCATTAATACCAATCACCAAACCCTCCGATTGAATAGGAGTTCTTGCCCAGTTGTATGTGAAAATACGAGCGGGATGGACAGGGTTGGTACTCATACCGACCATTTGCATATCTGCATTCAATTCAGGCTTGTTAATGAGAGGGGTTAACGTTCCCGCTTCAATCTTCGCCAACAACACATCGTCATAGGTACTATCAAAACTTGGGTCCGTTTCTGCCTTTGACGTTGGGTTATAAGCCAAATCAGACAAATCTTTAAGCTCTAGGCCATTAGCTTCCGTAAATCTCAAATGATAGGTTTTAGCCAAATCAACCTCAAATGACTTCGCTTGAAGATCAGTAGTATTGAAGTCTTTCCAACCGTACAAGCGAATAACTTGATTATCAGCAACCGTGAGATTCGTTCCAGCCAAACTAATATCTAGCTGATTATTTGCCGTCATTATTTCTGGATAATGAGGCAACTTTGACAAATCCGAGTCTCGATCCGACTTATCCTGATTATATTCAGATTCCTTTAAATACTGTTGGTGAGGGTCATCAGCATCCAAATGAGCCTGTAAATCAACATCTGTCGCATATTGAGGATGTGGATCTGTCTTATCTTCATGCTCTTTTATTGCATTAGATAAGTCTGTTGGAGTCGCAAACTGAACAGAAGGGTCAATCTTCGCTTCAATTACCGAGGCATTGCCCGGGATAAACTTCAAACGAATCGTATAGCTTTTCGCACTTCCCTCTTCCAACACAGGCTTATAATCACCTGGTTGTCGTGCATAGCTATATAATTCTCCATTTTCATTAACGACTTTAACTCCAGCCTCTCGAATGAAAAAATCTCCATCATCTGCTGGAATCTCTGCACGAGCAATCCAAATTCCTGAGTTTGTTGGGTCTTGTTCAATCGTTACTGGATAGTGACGAACTTGATTGATAAGGTCGGTTTGATTAGCTGGATTTTCAGAATCCGGCAATTCCCCGTCACCTACGACCAATACGGCAAAATCTACATGTTTACTTTGCTGTTTAGCTAATGCTTCAAGGGCAAAGCCTATCTGCGTTACATAGGTACGGAATCGATCAGTATTTACTGTCATTGACTGGCTGGCTCCGATGTGGCGATTACTCTAATGTGGTTATAAACACCAATACTAGGTGCTGCTTCGCTGGTAAACCCTTCGGGAACATACGGTTCTGAAGTCATTGTGACGCCTATTTCAGTTGTCACTCCAACATAAACCTCACCAAAAGACTGACGAGATATGTTGATGCTCACATCATCACGTTCTGACTTATACGTTCCGACTCGGGCATCCACTCGTTGACTGGATTCATCAGTTAACGGTTTGTCTTGAAGATAAGCTTCCACCTCTAACGTATAAGGTTTGACACCTTTACTAATCGTGGAATCAAACCCCAACGCATTCAAAGATGATCGGATGCCATATCGGGTACCCGACTTCATTAAAAGTCTGTAGGAACCGTCGGTGGTTTCCCGTTTAAACTCTTCATCGTCAGTGTCATACCAATCCACAACACCACGCTCACCTGCCAATGTTGGCAAGAATTGAACAGGCGTTTCCAGTGCATTAAGCAGCTTTGGATATGGTGGTTTTAACTCGTGAAGAGAGTCTCTGAATGCGAGACGAATCGCTTTTTCTAGTGGTTGGGCGTTATCAGCAAAATCATGTTTAGAATTATGCTGAGTCATACTCTACATCCACCGTAATGTTGGTGCAGTAAGGCGCTTGGTGAATATCACAAACTACCCCTTCTGCAGGAATGTTACTTACTACTTTGGTTACACCGTAGTAACCATGGCCAATAAACTTAACCATGGACTCTTCCACCTTGCCTTTGAGTTGGTGAACAGAGTCAGCGTATTTCTGCAAGGACTCTTTAACCTTATCCTTGTCGACTGTTCCCATCGGTGTGTTCGTTGCGTAAAGCGTAACAACATGCTGGTACTCAACGATCTCTGCAGAGTGGACATATAGCTCGTCGGTTTCTTGGATAATATCGTCACGACCAGCAATGTAGGATTTAACTTCATCCTGAAGCCCTTGACTCGCTTCCCCTCTGTCGTTTTCACGACTGAGCACCCACATGTCTATCTTTGCGTTCTTATCACCAACTTCGTTTCTTCGCGCTTTTAATCGCACATCTTTAACTTTTGATGTGCTCGCTTCTGTTGGAAATTCATGACGTAAGATAACCACATTTGGCTCTGGCTTTTCGACCGTAATCTTCGGGCGTTCGTGCAAAGTCATTGCATGAAAACGATATCCGAGGTTGGTGCCTGCCGTTGATAAACCAAATGGTGCAAGCATGTAACGCTGCAGCGCATCTTCATCTGACTCCATCACTGGGTCTACAGGTGGGTAGGCATTCGGGTCACCGGCTTCTATCACTTGGCGTTTCAAACCCAAATCAGCCAGTTTAGCGTCAAGGTTTGAGCCTTTAGACCAGTAAGCAAGCATCTGCGTGGCTTTATAGTTTTCGCTACGAATATAGTCACGCAATGTTTTGACCGCCCCTTCCGTTATGATCGTGCCAAGCTCGAAAGGGTTTTGTAAGGTTTGCTCTACTGCCTCGACCAACTCCGGCTTAATCACTTTCAAATGTTCAATAATTCGAGACTTGAATTCTGCTAACTGAACATCATAAGCAGGCATAACAAACGCTTCAGGTTGTTCCAACTTATCATTTTGAATATCAAACATTCATTGGTACCTCAAACTTCACTGGAGCGCCTTTATATTTGCCTTTCACAGCAATAGAAACGCCTGTTTTCGTTCGACTTGCTAAGCATTGCTCAATCTCGAACTCTTCATTCATTAGGTTATTCTTGTCACTGACAGAGCGAATAACTTCCGCTTGAAGTGTCACTAACATCGTGTCGCCAGCATTTGCATCTGCGTAATTACGAGCCTTACTTCCTCTTGCTCGATTTCTAAACCGACTAGCTAGCGGTGTGGTGATCATTCTGGCAAAGCGCTGTTTAAACTGCTCAAAGCCACTGATTGTCGCTCCTGTTGGTCCCATTCCTATCACAGCAAATCCTTAATATTTTGCGGCAGCACTGTATCAAGTACCGCTTGCGTGCATGGGTCTTTCCAAAGCGTTGATATAGCCTGAGCCACTGAGTTAGCTTCAAGCTTTTGAATCAGCTCTTTACCAAGTTCCTGCTCTTTGCTTACCAAGCTTTCAACACTTGCGACCACGGTCCCAATTGCATCTGACACGCTAGTCATCATGCTTTCTAATTCACTGGCATCAATAACACCTGCCAACAAATCACTGATCCCCTGACTAAGCTCGTTCGCTTTGGTCTGCATTTCACTAAACGCTGAATCTGTTTCGCCTTGAATGCTGCCAAACATGTTCGTGGTGTTTGAACATCCTTTAGCTACGCCATCCGCTTTTGCATCAAGCTTGTTAATGGCATTACTGCGCGAGGTTAACGTCAATGAGTTGTTGAGTGTTGATGTCATATGAAAAACAGACGCATTAGCCGAGGTATTAGCTGCTCTAATTGCTGTCTTTGTTGAACTTAAAATACTGGTATCAACCAACGGCTCAAGCAACGGATTGTCTAACTCACTCTCAAGAGCACTAATGTCTCTTATGGCAACGTTGCCTAAGTTCACTGACGGACTTGAAAGGTTAAGACCGCCACTCATAATGGCTTTGTAAACATCAATACTCATAGGCGTTACTGCGGCATGTTAGGTGGAGTGTTACCTGGATGATTATCGTGTGCGTTGTATAGCTCTCGATCTTCACTCATGGTGCGCACTTGGTCAGCGACATCTCCTGTTGATTCAACCAACTCGGTATCAAGAATGATTTTCTTAGGAGCTTTAATGGTGATGGTTTCAGCTTCGCTGTCCCAAAGAAATTCTAACGGGCCAAACTGAGTTATAGCCTGTTTAGCGTTTTTTATGGGAAAGGGGAATTTTTCTCCCTCCCATCCACACAGAGCAAGATAATTACTCGAAACGCCAGAGCTTATATCCAGTAACAGAGCAAGCTCTCCTTTACTAGGACAGCGATATTGATTCATCTCACCACTGGCTAACGTAAACCATTTAATAAACTTGGTTTCGTTCTTACCATGCTGAACTTTAATCAGCGTTTCATCTGGATTTATTTCAATCACAGTGCCAAAGCGAATCATCTGATTAAGACGGCGGTTAAGCTCTTCAATTTCGTCTGCCATTTCGACTAGCTGTTCGGCTAGTGGCTGCGTCTTATTCTGAATAAGCTGCTCAACAACTTCTCTACTAACCATTAGCGTTCAACTCTTCGTAGCTGTCACCGTCATCAATGTTTTCATTGGTAGCGATATAGATGGAATCCCGAACTTCATCTTCTTCCATCGGTGAACCATAGATAACTTTTTGAACAAAGGTGACACACCAGCCTTCATAACCATTATCACCATTGGCAAACATCGATGGCATACGATCAACGTTTTCTGGTTTTTCGACACTTTCAGAATGAAGCCCCCAACGCCAACGTGGTTCTCGCCCGTTCTTTGGTCCTAAGTCCAAAACGATTTGGTCACGAATACCAAACGAACAATCATTAGCATGTTTAGAAGAATACGGTACTGAATTAGGAAAAACGGCATGAATAGTGACGTCTAGATCTTCATAAGTTCGACCGTCTGGATAGGTGTACGTACCCTTGGCTTTCAGCACTTCAACAAACGCTGTGCGTTGCTGAATTTCGATACGACCAAACTCTGTATAATCGACAACTTTAAAAGGCTGTTCCTGTTCATTTTCGTCTTTCCAGACAAGTAAATTTTCTAACGTTGCTTTGAGTGCATCTGAATATTCGCTAGGTAGAAAGACCACGTTTTGAGAGCTCAAAATTTAACTCCTGATCAAATAGAACTAAGAAACGCTCATTCGTTCGACGCTCAAAGCTTTCGAGTATGTAAGTAGCCGGTTCTTCAATATCCAAACCTAAGCGCTGAACAGGGAAACGACCCATCAGCTCTTCATCACGAATAGAGTTAGGGTTATAACCTTGGTGGTGACGACGATAAACCGTGTGACCTTCTCGCTGATTGCGTGATGCTCGAATATAAACAAACGGCTTATCACCATAGATGGTGGTATAAAATGCACCGTCATATTGACGGCCACCGACACGAACACCGTCTGCGTTCTGCCGAGGCTGACCAGCCGCTTCAATCTCTATCGGAGCCAAACCAAACCAAATGGATGTAGACCCTACACCCTTGTCAGTGAAGATTTTTATCCGGTCTCGAATGCGCTTGGTGTTTTTCAACTTGAGCGCGACTTTCAACTCTCTAGCTGAGTGATAAGCCAGCCATCTAGCCGTTTTCGTAATTGCCCGAGAAAGCGCAATATCAACGACATTATCCAGTGTTTTAAGCTGCTGCTTTACCTGAAAGGCAATGCTACTCAAATTGATATGATACGGACGCGCAGCCGTTTGGACTCGACGTTCTGTCGGAACAAAGCCTTGATCAGCCAGTTCGAATAAACCCGCCATGATTCGCCCCTTTACCAGGTGTGGTATAAATGGCTAACTGCAAAATGCTAGTCGTTGCATCTGGGTAATAGACGTCGTAAACCGTTCTCTTGCCTATTGGCGTTTCAACTGTCGCACCCTCAACCAGTGAGTCATCTACTCTCTGGTTAAGAACAGTCAGCGCACCCTGTTCACAAATAATCGGTGAGTTACTCTTTTTACTGCTGGTTGGTTTAACTTCCAGCACTGAGTCAAAGATCGCTTTGATATCTAAATTTGAACCATCCCTTAATAAGAGACGAAATTTAGATGCCATAGCATCCTCAATGGCTTGATCTGCCATTTCCATTACTTCATTAAATAGCGAATCAAATTCCATGGTTACTCCAGAGAAAGCGGAGCCATTTAGCTCCGCTTCCTATATTCATTTTTAAATTGACTACCCTACTTTACCAATGAGCACTGCAACACCAAGCTGTAAAGCATCCATAGCTACATCTTCAGGCAGGAACTTGCGATTACCAGAAACCACAGTAATTCGTTCATCACCTACACGACAACGAAATGTAGAGACGGCTTTAACTTCAATTTGCTCTTCTTCATTGCTGTTAACTTCAACGGTAATATCAGAATCATCAATTTCAGCATCATCTGGGATATCGTCAGACAGAGTAATTTCAACTTCGTCATTACTTGATTCAGCTTCTTTTGAAGTATCAGGTTGCTCTAAGTTTGTAGATTCATCTTCTTCATCAGGAAGCTGAGCTTCCAGATTGTCGATAATCGCTTCAAGCTCTTGGATTGTGGTTTTGTCAGTGTACTGAGGTTCAGTAATGCCTAACTCTTTACAAAGATTGTCAATCTGCTCTTGGTAGGGCTGTTTAGTTTTCGCCATTGCTATTTCCTACTATTTAGTCAAAAGAAAAGGGAAGCTATATGCTTCCCTCTTAATGGTTACTTAACCTTAACCACTACAAAGTTGTTCACATCAACAAGGTAAGGTGCTGGTGCCGACTCAGTTTTGGTATAGCGAACTGCTGGATCATTGCCCTCAATCCAATCTCGCACATAACGATCAGCTTCATCTAAACCTTCGTTCTGAGCATGAAGGTCTTGAATTTGACCATATAGACGCAAACCACGTGATGCAGTGTGACCCAGAATGATTGTGTTTTCTGGCATGTACTTTTGAGTACTTCCATCACGCTCGGTGTACTCTGAATCAAGAACCCAAACTTCCACATCACCCAAAGTACCTTTCAAGCTAACAGCTTTACCAAGATCTTTAAGTGCAGTTTCAAATTCTGATTTTGAACCACGACGTGTTTCTAATGCATCTTTGAATGACTTGAACTTACGCAGAAGACTCCACGCTTTTTTGTCAGCAATAATGATGTCAATTTGACCATCAGCAAGCTCACCATATTCTTCAAGGTCTTCAATAATATCGTGAGTTTCTTTAGGAAGTTGATCCCATGTTTCAAAACCAACCAGAGTGATGTTGTTTTCAGCACGACGACCTGCACTGATTTCATATGGTTCTTCGATGTTAGGACCATCGACCATATACTTACCAGTTAAAACCATCTGAGCAGCCATCCACTCTTCTTTCATTTGAACTGCTTGCTCTTCTTGTTCAAGGTTCTGCATAACAATCGCATTCTGACGCTCTTTCGCTGATTTAGTCCCAGCAATAGATTCACCTGGAAGGCGTTTAATTGTCTGTTTACCTGTCACGGCATGCTTAGATTTCACATATGACGGCAAGAAGGTTTCAGTTGTGTAACCTTGGTTTTTATCAACAACGCCACCAATTAGCGGAGAACAGAATGGTGCAATTTTCGGTTTGTTTGGAATACGATCTAAATCTACTTTTTCAGTATCGAACGTATGAACTTCTCGGAAGAACATGCGCATAAAAAAGTTATCACGCTTAATTCCTGCTTCTTGAATTGCCATCAGAAGCGCACGGGTAGTAAATAAATCCATGAGTAATCTCTTTGTTTAAGCTAAAAAAAACGACGAGATTACTCGTCGTCTACACTGATTGCGGTGCCTTGAAAGGCTGCGCGTTTTTCTGCATCACTCAAGCCATCCGGCCAGTTCAGCTCACTAATTCGATAGATACCTGAAACAATGACGGCTTTAAGTTCATCCTGTGCCGGATTTGCTGCTTCACAAGCACTAAGAACAACCGCTTTGCCTGCTGTACCATCCCACTCAACTAACTTTTCTTTGTTAGTTGCATCTTCCATAAGTGGCGTCATACGTGGGAAAACTTGAGCAGCTTTAATCATGCGCTGAACAGCGTCGCCTTGCTTAATAACTGAGTTATCAGGTGTATAAGTTTGCTTTTCCATTGTGGCTCCTTAACCGCGTTTTTTACCGATAGCAGCCAACAAAGAAGCGCATTGCTCTTCGTCGCTATCACTGGATTGATCAGAAGAGGCACTAGTATCAAGTGATTCACCATGTTCGGCGCTCAATGCTGCTAACGCTTCAGCTGCTGAATCATTTGATTGTGCTTTAGGTGCAGCGGCAAGTAACTCTTGAGCATCGGTAACACTCATGTTTGGCATATTCGCTAACTTGCTTGCCATATCTTCACGACCTTTAGCTTCTTCACAGCTAAGGATCCCCATAACACGTTCACGTTCATTGTTTGCGACCGTGGTCGCATCCGTCGAAGTGTCCGTATTTTGATCGGCGGCTTCTGCTGCATTAGGAGCAGCAGAAGCTTCCGGTTTTTTAGTTTCTGTTGTCATGGTTGCTCCCATATCGACAATTGTTGAACCTTGAGCATTGAGGTGCTCTATCATTAAGCTAACGGCATCTGAGCCATTAACCAATTCATCGGCAAAGCCAATATCTACAGCTTCTTGACCTGTATATGTTGCGGCTTCTGTATCTAGTACCTTTTGCACATCCATGCCGATATTTGTGGCAACTTTCTGTGCAAATAACTGACGAGTATTATCCAATTCAGATTGCAAATTGGCTCGCACATCATCAGGCAGCTTTTCGTATGGGTTGCCATCGACCTTATGTGCACCTGAATGAATCAAAGTGATTTCAGCACCTCGATTTTTCATTAGTTCTTCCATATTCGCGTGCATCATAACGACACCAACAGAACCGGCTACTCCCGTTTGAGTAATTAAGCGACGAGAGCAAGCTGAGGAAAGAGCCTGACCAGCACTGCAGTGCATGTCATAACCTAATGACCAGATCGGCTTTTCGTTGCGGAACCTTGCGATAATATCTGTTGCATCAAAACAACCAGCGACCTGTCCACCTGGAGTGTCGAAATCAATCATCACGCCACGAACAGCAGGGTCTTTCATGGCAAAGCCAATTCGAGCAATGATGCCGTCATAACCTGTCATGCCACTGTAAGGTCGGATTGAGCCGTATTTATGCGCTAGCGTGCCACTCACTGGCACAATGGCTACACCGTCGACCAATTGGTAATAACGACCTCGGTCTTCATCCACTTTTGCCTGTGCATTAGAACGGTAAGATGCCGCTTCTTGCTCCATACGCTGAGCATCTAATACTTCGCCTGTGGAACCATCAATTAAACGACCAATTCCCATTTCACTGGCAAGCACAGAATAAAAAACCCGGGCATAGCCGGGTTCGAGTGCAACAGGTCGATTAAATGCCAAATTGGCAATATGAGCTAAATTTCTAACCATTAACTTGTCCTTCTGGTTGCTCTGGAGCAAAGTCGTCAAGCTTCATATAACTTGGTGGCGGCAAGCCTTTTGCTTTACGCTCGTCTGACTCTCTAACTTGCTGAGCAAACAGTTCTTGATAATCTTTACCGAGCTTCGCGGCTTCTTCTTCATAAGTCGATAACCCTGACTCAATCAGTAGAACTGCCTCTTTCACTTCTTTCAGTCCATCGATAGCCATACGGCCAGCGCCAATCCAATCACAACGGGTCCATGCATGACGACGTTGTTGGAAAGAGTAACGAGCTTTTGACGGTAAAGTGATGTACTTGCGAATCACCATCTCTTCAAATAGCAATTCAAAGATTAAACTGGCAAATCGGTTAGCGATAATCTTGCGACGGCCCATGAAGTAACGCCAAGAATCATTCATTGCAGCTCGAATAGTCGAGTAGCTCATCTGGCTATAATTGCGAGATAGCTGCGAGTAATCTAACCCTAATCCTGCCGCTATATAGCGAATGATTGATTTCTCTAGATCAGCAAATCCATTGTCTGCACTACCTGCAGAATGAATATTGATTTTGTCACCTGGGAATAAGTGAGGAAGCTTAACGCCGCCTAACTTAACATTGTTCACTGCGTAGTAATCACCATAGCCAGTTAACAGCGTATCTAATGGGTTACCATTATTTCCGCCTTGCCCTGAACCAAGTAAAAACTGCATCGCGTCTTCTGAGCCTAACTCTGATTCAATGCTCGCAGCGTACATCGCATTCACGATAGCTTTTTGCAATGTGGTGTTTTGTAGAGTATCGAGCATTTTGATTTGCTCTAAGCTACTCAAAAACTTATTAACACCTCGCGTCTGACCTGATTCAATCGGTTCAAACACGTGAATAAAACCAATGCGACCATTACGCAGTCGCTTAGGAACTCGTCGCCACTCTCGACCAACACCAAAGCGGTTACCACCTTGCTCTATGTGATACGCAATAGCCTGCCCTAAATGGTTTAACTCTACGCCAGCTCGAAACTGATTGGTGTCCATCATCCGAGATGGATTGGTGACTTTCTTGGGCGCAACCATGCGAATACAGGTAGCAAATGGTGAGTGAGGGTCTTGAATCATTTCCGGCTTTGCCATCACATCACCGGAATAAGCATGCGTAGCAACGGACTCTCGCATCATCATGGTGAATGTGCGTTTCCTTTCTGCATCTATATAACAGTTAGGATCTTCGGCAATATCTCTAAAAACCGCTTCAACATCTTTTACAAAACCCAAATCAGGTTTAATGCCAAGCAAATGCCAATTGGGCTTATAACTCAGACGATATTCTGAGCCAATGATGTGATCTTGGTGGAGCTGAATGCCGTTAGCGGCAATACCATTATTGCGAATAACATCATCTGCTCTTGCCTGCGCTTGGGGCAGCACTGGTAACAGTGCATCGTCCACGCTTTGCAATTGCGGATTCCAATCTCGCAGCTGACCACCAAAGCCTGCGCCTGCGCCACGAAATACCGCATTTTGACGTTGAGGAATGGTGTTACGTAATGGTGTTACGCCATCGGCTGCAAGAATTTGGTTAGTCATTAGCAAATCACTCCTGCAGGTGGTCGACGACGCACATTAGTCATACCAAGCTGCGCTTTTAATTCATCAATGTAATTCTTGAGTTGATGGATATTGGCGCGATTAAAATCAACACGTCGACCATCTTTCATAATGGACACGGCCATGGTGCCAGTTTGGAGCTTGTGATAAGCATCCTCGGCCTGTCTCAATTTATCTTGTAAAGACACTTAGCCTCCTTTTAACCGCTCTGCTGCGGCGCGAATACTGCTTGTTTTTGGTGATGAACTCTGAGGAAGTGGATCCGGCTCTGTTAAGACGAAACCAAACCTTTGCACCAGAATATTCAAAGCGGCATGAGCATAGTTCCAACCATCCAATGCTTCATCAAATGGGTGATACTGCTTAACCCAACGCCAAGCTCGCTGACCATTCTTTTTAATTTCCAGCTTCTTGGATGCGCTACAAAGTTGTTTAAAGAACTCGTCGCCACAAATTGCATCATCGACTGGAAAATGAATACATCCTGGTACCGCTTCACCTTGGGGTGATGGATGCAAACCAAGACGACCATACAGACGAGCTTTTATTCCATCCGTACCTAATCGTGTTAAGTAGACTTTCTTACTATTTTTCTTGCGAGGAAAGTTTGCAATGGCTTTGCCATATTGGTTTTCACCTTGAATAGGAATGACCCAAAGCGATCCATGACGACGGCTCATTTCATAAACATCATCTGTTTTATGTCCCATAGCATCCCAACACCACAAACGGACATCCATCAGTTCGCCATTTGCTTTTTTGTATTGGTTGTAAAGTTTTTCGCCAGCTATCTTTTTCAGTTCATCACTCGATAAATCACCAAGTAAAACTATATGATCAATAAGCCAGCATTCTTCACCTTTACCCCATGCCCACACAAACATTTCAACACGATCGTCTTGGGTATCTATACCTCCAGTCAAGACACTAGCTCGGTCTGGTACTGGGTTATCTCTACGCTCACCTTTCCACCAGATTTCACGACGATTTTTAAGGA